TCAAAAACAGGTATTGTCTGCCCTTCATATGTAATGTTCCCATTTAGGGAACTATACAGCGCACTATATAGCGCATTGCTTGCGTCTTTCATCAATCAATATTTTACATTGTTCGGGCATCCTTTCTAATTGCTCTTTATAGCTTGTGTCCACGCACCAAGGCGTAACTATCTTATCATAAGCCCAAATGTTTACTGGGCTTTTAATATCCCACATCAAAGGCACATCTTCAGCCCGCAAATGTAACGCTTTTAAAGGGGCATAGCTTGTAATCTTCGTGTTGCTTAACATATCCAACCCCCTATCGCCACCAGACCATAAATAACCATCAAAATAATCTACTATATCTCGGCTTACCATTCTGCCTGGTCCACAAACGCCAGCAATGCTATTAGGCGGTATTGTAAAGTTCTTTGCTCTTTGCGTGCTATAATCTACAATGCAAATAGCATCAGTTCCGAAGTAAGGTGTTTGTTTTTGTATCTCTGGCAAGTAATAAGCAAATAACTCAGGACCGATAACATCATCGCTACCTAATATCATTATATAATCCCAATCCAAAGCAAGCGCATCTTTAAGACCTCGGCTAAACTTTAGGCCTACTGGATTATTTGGCTTTTGGCTATGGTAGATATTGCGATCATCTAAAAACTTCACATCTTCATCTTCGGATGCCGTTATAAAGATGTCCATTTCTATATCGTGCTTCCAATGCTCTTTACAAGCATTAAATCCAGCAAGCATAATATCTACTATTTCTTGCCGTCCTTGCATACAAGTATACCAAAGTATTTTAGGCTTTTTCATCGTGGTCTAAATGGTTTTTTTCTGTTCTTAACTATCTTCAGTATTTCAGCTTTCATCCTTTTGCTGTTTCGTTCAAAGGCTGGCATTAAATATGGCTGCGCTCTTTGTCTGCTGGTTCCAAATTCTACAAAGGAAGCATAATTGGCGTTATGGCCTATCTCAGCACCTAATCTATTGCGCTTATGGTTTACATATGCAGACTTCTTAAGATTACCAGTTTTATAGGGTGCTGCCGCTATACTTTCTGCTCTTATCTCTTGTGCGGTGTAGGTTATTTCGTCTTGTATCTGTTTTTTGATATGCTTATTGTACTTATCAATGTTCTTAAGCAATCGCCGTAAACTCGCCTGATCTATTCGTGCATTTAACCGCGCCATTAGTTTAAATTAATTTCATCCTCATCCCAAGGCGTGAAGTTTATCTCGTAATCCTCGCTGCTATCCTCAAAACAAGAAGGGCATAAGCATAAATCTACAATGCGTTGTTCTGGCATATGCTTTTGCCACCAATAGTAAACCAGCAAATGAGATTTGCCATAAATAACTTCCTCGCACTCATCGCATACATCCATTTGGCTTACATCTTCCTCCCAGCAATATTCTACTTTGCCTATGATGTCGCTGGCTGCCATGCTACCTTTTTAGAATATCCTATAATCCTATTTACTTCTTTATGCTCTTCAATAACGCTGTGTAGCACTATTAACCTTCCTCGGTAATATATGGCAAACCTTTCTGATAATTCGTTTAACGCTACGGCAGTATCAAAGTCTGCCGGGTTGGTGTCGTTAGGATCGTAATCACCAGCAACATTAGGTCTGCGGCTATGCATTGTTATTAAGTAAGGCTTTTCGTGTACTGTCTTGCCGTTACTATCAAACCTTGATCCGTGTTGCTGCTCTACCATTGCCCAATCTTCACGAATAGTAACCCATCCGGAATTGGTATAACCACCTCGGCCATCGGATGTGCCTTCATCCATTCTTAGCAACCTTACACGCTCATTTAACTTGCCTGGGTTCATGCGTTTATTGTTTGTCGGTAAGGATTCCAAAGCATTTTAGCATCATAAGTAAGCTGTGCTACGCTGCCTTCTACGGTTTCATTACCGCGATTAACATACATATCAGCAATAGTCTTTAGCATGCCCTCGACCAATGGAGCATCTACGCTGGTCATTCCAGCTACATATTCAACCAAATAACCATCGGTATCATAAGCAGCAGAAGTAGTAACCGTGGATGCTACGCTAACTTTAACTCGTGGCCAGTCTTGCCCTAACTTATAATAGTTGCCATTTAGCGTTAATGTCTCATCGCTTACGCCTGGCACCTGCTTTTTAACGCTTGTAAGGCTTTTTACTGGGCCTCTGGGCAGTTCTAATACTACGCTGCCATCGCTGTAATAATCCCATTCTTGAAACTCAAAGAAAGTAGTGCGGATCGTTTTCTCTACAATAGAACTATCAATATAGGCTTCGCATAACTGGCGAGCAGCCTTAATCTGCCTTTCAATAATAACATCTTATAATAACATCTTCAGAAGCTATTACGCCATACTCTTGTTTTAAGTATGCTTTTGCTTGAGCAGCAGTTATTGGCTCAGATCCGGTTGTACTAACTACCTTTACTTCCGTTCTCATTTTGTTTCTTTTTAGATGGGCGACCTTTTCTTTTTGGTGCTGGCTTTGGTGCTTCTTCAACCTTTGTTGGCTCTACTTTTTTAGCAACTTCATAAACCTTGCAAAATCCTTTATCAATTAAAAATTTAGCGCGGATAGGATTCTCAAAGTATCGCTCTCCAGGTTTATAGGTGCCATAGCTATCGCTGCGTGCGTGTTCTTTTAAAACTACCAATTCCATACTTGCCATTTTATTTGCGTTTAAGTTAATAAAAAAAGGGGGCAGAATTACCGCCCCCTTCCTTCACCGTTGAACTTCCCCAAGTTCAATTAATCATTATTAGGTTGCTGCTGTTACATCTGCGTAAGCATCGTAGAAGATACCACTTGGACGGCCAATGGCCAGAGCCAAACGCTCTTCAATTACGATGGTTACCAGGTTCTTAATAGCATCATCCTCGTTCTGATCGTAGAAACGTACAGAAAGACCTGCTCTCTGGAATCCTTGAGCGGCACGAGCCATGTTAGCAACTAAGAACTGACCTTGAGTAATAGCAGTAGATTGACCTACAACCAAACCAGCGATAACCAAACGGCCATCAGTAGTAAAGTTGATGCGGTTTAGGTACTGACCATCTGCGGTGTCCTTCAGAAGCATGATGTCGTACATATCAACTGGGTGAACCAGGATAGTATCGGCAACATAATTAGAAGCAGCAAGAGTGGCAGCAGCAGCTATAATAGCATCAATCTTATGATCTACGTTAGAAAGAGTCAAACCAGAAGGCAAGTTAGCGGCAGTAAGAACGCCACTTGCTACTGACAGACCTTCAATTTGCTGAGGCCCAGTACCGCCAGTTCCGTAAAGAAGCTGCTGATCTTCTTTGTCATAAACATCTTCGGTCATTTGGAAAGTAACAAAAGAACTTACGAAATCAAGGTCGGTAAGCATTTCCTCTGAAATCTTGCTATAAGCAGCAATCTTAACAGCAGGAGCAACAGCAGTAATGATGTCCTTATCAAGTTGTGGCTTACTACCAGCACCATCAACAGTAACAACAGTACCCTCTCCGGTTCCGCTTTCTTTGCGATATACTACTTTATCACCAATCATAGTTCCAAAAGGAATGAATTGACGGATACGCTCTCTGCGGCGTACATTGTCAAAGATTCCAGGAATGTACTGACGGTCAACAACAGCGGCAGCAGTTTGTGTTACGTTGCTTGCAAAAGTCATATCGGCAACTGCTTTTAGTTCGTATGACTTAGTGCCAAGGCCTGTTCCGTGTGCTTGGTGCTGCTCAAACAACTTGCGATCTTCGTCAAAAGAATCTTTAAGGATTTGGGCAGCAGTTTTGCTGATTGCGCCAGCTTTATTACCCAGTTCTTTTTCTGCGGTAGCAAGTTTGCTGGAGATGTTATCCAGTTGCTTTTGCATTTCTGGCATCTTCTCAACTTCCTCTTTCCACTTTTTAGAAAGGGTATCAATCTCGCTTTTAAGGTCATTTACGCGACCCTCGTTTTTTTCTTCAATGGCTTTAGCTGCGAGATCCAGCTTGCCTTTGAGTTCTTCGCCTAGCTTTTCGCCAAGGCTTTTGCTATCAAAATCTGACATTTTAATTCAGTTTAAAAGTGTTATTAAATCCTTCAATCACAAAACCCGGCTCAATTTTATTAAGAGTGCTTTGCGGCTCTTCATTGAGTGAGTTAATTTTATTTAGTGGCGGTGTGTAGCTATTGCTACCAAATAATACCGCACTTACCTCAAATACTTTCTGTTCTAAAACGGCAAAGAAATATCCTGCCTCGTCTGCTTCTTCTTTGTTAATGACCTCTGGGTAATA